TATGAGCAATGCTTCAAAAGGATCGGCAACGAATACCCTTCATCAATGGAATACTGATGGCTTATCGCCAGTAGCAGTAAACGCACAAGTTGAAGGAGACAATGTGGATGGAGCAGCTCTCACAGATGTAGAGAGACTAACCAACTACACACAGATTTGTCATAAAGCTGTTACTATTTCTGGAACTGACGATGCAGTCAACAATGCAGGAATGGGAAAACAGATGGCGTATTTACATTAGGTACGCATTAAATTCGGTGAACTGCTGGAACATCCTAACGAGAAAGACGAGGACAATCAGCACCCAAGCTATATAATTTAAAAGGTATATAGAAGGATCACAGACTAGGAATTGAGGATAACAATAATATTCCCACGAGTGCCGAACAATCTAATTAGATTGATGATATAGTCGGAACTTATGTGAAAGCATAAGATGTAAAAGATAAAGAACTTTTACGATAACAAAATTGCAAATGGCAAAATCTGGTAAAGAAATTAAGAGAGACATGGAAAATGCAATGGTAGGCATTGAGCAAATAAAAGTGGCAGGAAATGCCTCTACTGCTCGTAAAAGTGCTTCTGTTGGAACATGGTATGGAGGCAATATAATTGGCTCTGGTGGAGCAACAGCAGCTAATAACTTTGCTAAGAATGGCTCTCCTTCTGCAACACCAACAGGTGGTGGAGCAGTTGCAATCGCAGGTGGAACAAACAGAACTTACACCGAAGATTTATTAAAAGCAGGTCTAGCAAAGGCATTTGATTTAGGTGGCAACCCTGATACAGTTCTTATGACTGCAAGTCATAAACAACTAGCATCAGCTTTTAATGGTGTAGCAACTAAATACAAAGATGCTTCTGACAAAGTGTCAATCGGCACAACTGATATTTATGTATCAGATTTTGGCGAAGTAGCTTTTGTTCCAGATCGTTTCCAAAACGCAAACAGAGTTGATATTTTGCAAATGGATATGTGGAGTGTAGACTTCCTTAGACCATTCCAAACTAAAGACTTAGCGAAAACTGGAGACTCAGATAAGAAAATGATGTTAGCTGAATGGTGCTTAACAGCAAAAAATCCAAATGCTAACTATGGTATATTTAACTTAACTGCATAATTATTTGTAGAGTAAGGATAGGGAGGCGAGTAATCGCCTCTCTATTATAACAATTTAAACAGGAGACAAAAATAATGGGGATTTTTTCCAATCAAAAGCATTCTTCACGATTATTCAAAGTTGTTAAAGATGCTTGTTCTAGTGAGCCAATGGTTACTTATGGTGGTAAGAAACAATCAAAAGAAACAGCTAGAGGTGCAAGACAATACAATCCTTCCTTGAAAAGAAGATCAGATCAAGGATTGAATGTTATGTCCACTATTGACCAAGACATAATGAGAGCAGTCGGCAAAGGTGCATAAATTTTATGGCTACAACAAAGATTTCACTCAATGAGCCAGGAGATCAATCATCAGTAAAAACTAATTTAATTATTGATGATGCAGAAGGCAAAACACATATTGAAAATGTACAAGATATTGAAGAAATTATTAAAGCCAATAAAATAGCACAAAATGAAGGTGCATACAAATCAAAGGCACTAAAAGATGCAAAAGGATATAGAGTAGCACGACTGCCAAATATTGTTTTACATCAATTGGCAAAAAAAGGAATATTAACAATTACAGGACAAGTTTTAGACAAACCACGATTTTTTAAGTGGTTAAATGATTCTGATAACAGACACTTTAGAATTTATACAGGAAATTTATAATGGCATTAGACACTTACGCAAATCTAAAAACAGAGATTGAAAATTATCTTAACAGATCAGATTTAACTTCATATTTAGATACATTTATAGATTTAGCTGAAGCACGACACGCAAGAGATTTACGAGTTCGTGAAATGGAAAGTGTTGATACAAGTATTACAACTGTTGCAGGAACACAATCTTATGATTTACCAACAGGTTATTTAGAAATGCGATATGCAACTTGGCAATCTAATCCTTATACTTTCCTAGCTTATATGTCTCCATCGGATTTTTTCCGAGTATATAACGCAGGAGTAGGATCAGGCAGTCCAGGTTATTACACTATTGTTGGAAGTAAAATTTATTTAGGAAAACAACCTGACGCAGCAAATGTATTAGAACTTGGTTTTTTTAAAAGACCAACAGCTCTATCAAGTTCCAATACAACAAATGATATTTTAACTTATTTTCCTGATTTATATTTATATGCTTCACTTGCTGAGAGTGAGCCATTTTTAATGAATGATGAAAGACTCCCAGTATGGGCAGGATTATATAAAGAAGGAGTAAAAAGTGCTAACAATTCAGCTTCACAAGGTCGAACTTCTGGAGCACCTTTGAATATGTCAGCAAGAATGGTGGTATAAATGCCTGATATAGAATTTGGGCAGTTACAAGCTGACTTGCCAACTTATGAAAATACAGGTGCAATTAAAGTTGATAATGTAATTCCTTTATCTAAAGGTTATAGGTCTTTTCCTAGCTTTGCAGCTTTAAGTGGAACAGGTTTAAATACGACACCAGTTGGATTATTTACATCTTTTTCTGATGGTGGATCTACCAACTATGCAGGAGATGAAACAAAACTGTATCAAATGGATACAAGTTTAGTATTTCAAGATAAATCTAAAGCAGGTGGATATAGTAATTCTACTTCAGAAGGATCAAGAGACTTTTGGGCATTTACGCAATTTGGTAAAAACATTATTGCAACTAATCATGCTGATTATGTACAAAAATTTGAACAAGGAGCTGATAGCTTATTTTCAGATTTAACTGATTTTAAAGCAAAATATTTAGCTGTTGTTAGAGACTTTGTTGTTACAGGATTTACAACTGAATATGAAACAGCAAAAACTTTTGACTCTAATACTATTTCAAGTAATCAAATAACGATTACAAGTCATGGTTGGGCAACTGGAGACACAGTTATTTACGATAGAAATGGTAATACTGCTTTAACAAACTTAACTGATGGGAGTACCTATTATGTTATTTATGTTGCAGCAAACACTATTAAATTAGCGACAACTTCAGCTAATGCCACAGCAGGAACAGCAATTACTTTAACTGCTACTGGTGGAAGTCAAACACATAAATTACAAAAGTTTGATGTTAATAACCAACGAGTAAAATGGTCAGGAATTAATGATAGTTCTACTTGGACTCCAAGTCAAACAACACAATCTGGATTTCAAGATATTGTTGGTGTTCACGGAAATGTACAGGCAATAGTTGGTGGAGAAAGTTTTGGTGTAGTCTTTTTAGAAAGAGCTATCTACCGAATGGATTATGTTGGAACTCCTTTAAAGTTTCAATTTACTAAAATAGCCGATAACATTGGTGCTTTTGCTCCACGATCTGTTTGCTCTTTTGGTAATATGATATTTTTCTTGGCTCAAGATGGTATCTATAAATTAGAAGGTGGACAACAATTAACACCTATTGGAAAAGGTCGTATTGATGATTTTCTGATGAAAGATATTACTTCTAATTTAGAAGGCATATCATCAGCGATTGATCCTAATAACAGTCTAGCTGTGTGGAGTTATCGAGGTGCAAATGCAACTGGATTACCTACAAGCACAGTTAATAACAGATTGTTATGCTATAACTTTAATGTTGATAGATTTGCAACTGGATCAGGACAAAGTTTAGAATTTATTGCTACAGCTTCCCAAGAAGCATTTAACACTTTAGAAAGTTTAGATGTGTTAGGAGAACTAGAAGGATTGCCTTATAGTTTAGATTCCTATGCGTATGGCGATAATATAGTTGGTTTATCAGCTTTTAATGCCGATAAAAAATTTGGAAAGTTTTTAGGATCAAGTTTAGATGCTACTGTTGATAGCACCGAATTTGAAGGAGCAAAAAACAGACGATCTACTTTACTTGGAGCAAGACCAATTGTTGATGCTGATGGTAATGATACAACAATAACTGTTACACCTATTACAAGACCTTCACAGGCAGATAGAATTACAATTGGAAGTGCAGTTACATCATTAGATAATGGCAATTGTCCTCTTCGTTCTTCTAGTCGTTATCATCGACTACGAGTAAAAGTATCAGGAAACTTTTTAACGATGTCTGGCATTGATGTTCAAGCTAGACCAGAAGGAATGAGATAATGGCAATTACACTAACTCAAAGACAAAAAAATACATTACTAAAACATAAAAAACATCATACGAAAAAGCACATGGATTTTATGATTAAACAAATGACTAAAAATAAACCTTTAACTTTTACACAAGCACATAAATTAGCAATTAAAAAAGTTGGTGTATAATGGCAACAAACCAATATCTTAATGTACCGATTTCGATACCTGACTCTGCATTACATTTGCGAGTCGTATCACAAGCATTAAATAATACAATTGATGGTAAGTTAAACTCAACAGGCAATATTACATTGACTGCAAGTGCAACTTCATCAACCTTGACTGATAGAAGGATAGGAGAAAATTCAATTATATTATTTATGCCAACTACATCGAATGCCAATAGTGCAAAAGATGATTTGTATGTTTCAGCGAGAGCTGATGGAAGTGCAACTTTAACTCACGCAAGTTCTTCTAATACCGATCAGACTTTTGGTTATTTGGTTATTGGATGATTGTTAAAGTACCACCAGACGATTTACATATCATTTGGAATGAGGTTGAGCCAGAAATAAAAAAAGCTCTTGATGACTGTTATACAGCTCAAGATATTTTAGATGGCTTAATTCAAAAAAGATTTCAATTGTTTATCAGTTGGGAAGATAAAGTGGAAAGTGCAGTTATTACAGAAATTGCACAGTATCCACAAAAAAGAATATTACGATATTTTCTTGCAGGAGGTAAGAATTTAGACAATTGGCTTGAGCCAATACAAAAAGAAATTGAACAATTTGCAAAGAACAATCAATGCGATGCAATAGAAGTTGCAGGTCGTAAAGGTTGGTCAAAAAAATTAAAAGGATATGAACAAAAAATTTATTTATTTACTAAGGAGCTATAATGTCAAAGGGCAGTAATCCACAAAATGTAACAACAACAACAGCATCAGAGCCATCTGAATTTGTTAAACCTTATGTTACAGAAGCATTCGATCAGGCACAAAATTTATTTCAATCAAGTTCGCCTAACTATTTTCCTGCTCAAACTTATACAGATTTTGCACCTGAGACAACAGCAGCTTTGAATTTGGCTAGTGCAAGAGCATTAAGTAATCCTCTTCTTGCTAGTTCACAAAGTGAAGTAAATAAAATGTTACAAGGACAATATTTAAGTCCTACAACAAATCCTTATTCTCAAGCATTATTTAATCAAATGGCAGGAGATGTAACAAGTGGTGTTCAATCACAATTTTCTAAAGCAGGAAGATTAGGAAGTGCAGCCAATCAAGCAGTCTTAGCTGATGAATTAGGACAACTAGCAAATCAAGTTTATGGCGATCAATATAATCGAGAACGAGATCGTATGGCTCAAGCAACACAAATTGCTCCTTCCCTAGCAGCAGCCGATTATCAAGACATTCAAGCATTAGGTGGAGTTGGTCAAACAAAAGAAGCAATGGAAATGGCACAAATACAAGATGCTATGGCTCGTTTTGATTTTGAACAACAAAAACCATATTACAAATTACGAGAATACTTGGCATCCATTGGTGCATCAGTTCCTCAAACAACAGCAGTAACCAGACCTGTCTTTAGAAATACAGGTGCAGGAATACTTGGTGGTGCAATGCAAGGTGCTGAAATGGCAGGTATGATTCCTGGAATGGGTGCAGGAGTGGGTGCTATCGGTGGTGGACTGCTTGGAGGATTCTTTTAATGGTAAGTTTATTAAATAGACCAGAATATTATAACAATCCTTATAAGGGAGAAGAATACACAGGAACTAATTTTTTAGGTAATCCTAATTTTCCTCAATATAGTGCATTACAAGCAGGTCAAAATTATTATTCTGCTTTACCTAATTATAAAGGAAAAGCATATGGAGTAAATACATCCACAATACCTACTCAACCAAAAGGTTATTCTTCTCTTGGTCAGCAAATGAACGCAATGAATTTACCAATGCCAAGTGGTAGTGGTAAAAAAACAACAGGAACTAAAACACCTCCTAACTGGAAAGACAATTTACTTAACTATGTCTTATCTCCTAAAGGACAAGGTATGGCTCAAGGTTTATTAGAGGCAAGTGGATATTCAGAAACACCAATTAGTTTTGGTCAAGCATTAGCAATGGGATTAAAAAGAGGTAATGAAGCTGAAGCAGCAGCAGCAGCATCACAGTTAGCCAAAGATCAATTTGAGTATCAAAAATCACAAGATTTAATTACAAATTTATTAGAACAACAAAAAATAAAACCACAAGAAACTTTTACTCAACAAATGATTGAAGTGCCAGATGGAAAAGGTGGTACAACTACAGTACCAGTCAATGTAAGTGATTTAACAGGTAAAGTTACTCCAGTTATGTCTGGTGGTGGCACAAATATTAATGTTGGAGGCGATACTTCTGATGGATTTAAAAAAGTAAATACAACTTATGGTGTTGAATTTTCAAATTGGAATTTAACTGGTGGATTTGCAGTAGCAAAAGAAAACATTGGTAAAATTAATGATGTTTTACAAGTTTTAGCAGAAAAAAATGTTACAGGTAAATATACTGGTTTACAGCCAAAATGGATGCGATCATTTACAAATCCAGACTCAGTAAGCATTGAAGATGACATTGAATCAATTATTTTTCAGTCCTTAAAACAAACTTTAGGTGCTCAATTTACAGAAAATGAAGCTAAACGATTAATTCAAACTTCATTTAATATTCGTCTTGATGAAAAAGTAAATATTAAAAGATTAGAAAGAATGAGAGATAAAATTCTTGCTATGGCTAAAGCTAAAGAAAAAGCAGCTCAATATTTTAAAGAGAATAATGGCGATATGTCAGACTATGATGCACAGGTAGATTTTGGTTTTGATGATGATTCAAACGAAACACTTCAAAATGCAACAATGGATGATTTATTAGAATCAACTTTTAAAGTTGAAGATTATGAAGGTTTAGATGAAAAAGCATTTACAGAATATTATAAAAATGCTGACCGAACAGAGCAACTTTGGATTTTAAAAAATGCTGATAAAATTCCACAAATACAAATTGATACAGGAGATAGTTAATGGTAGCTTTATCAGAATTAGAAAATATTGTTAAACAGAGTGATCCAAATAATGTAGCTCAAAAACATCTAAATACTTATGATGATAATGAAAATGTTTTTTTTCAAGCTATAACAAACATTCCTTCAAGTGCAAAACAATTTGGCAATGATATTATTCAACCTTTTATTCATCCAGTTAAAACTGCAAAAAGTTTAAAGGATTTAGGATCAAGTGTTATTAATTTAATTCGACCTGGAGAACAAGGAAACGAACAACTAGCAAAAGAAGTAGGGAATTTCTTTGTGCAACGATATGGAAGTTTAGACAATATTAAAAAAACTTTTGCTACTGATCCAGTTGGTATGTTAAGTGATGTATCTATTATTTTAACTGGTGGTGCTGCATTAAGTGCAAAAGCTCCTGCTTTAGCAGGTCAAACATCAAAAATAGTTTCTAATGTAGGAAAAGCAATTGATCCAATTAATGTAGCTTCTAAAGCTATAAAAACTGCAAGTCCAGTTATAAGCAAACCAATTTCTCAAGCTGTTGGAATGACAACAGGTGCAGGTGGAGAAGCAATATCTCAAGCATATACAGCAGGAAAAGTTGGTGGCACTAAATCTGATGATTTTACTGATGCTATGCGAGGAGTTTCTGATGCTGAAGAAGTTGTAACCGATGCTTTAAGTGGAATGAAAGATATTTCACAAGGATCAAAAACAAAATATGTCAGTAATATAGAAAAATTAAAATTAGATAAAATTAAAATTAAATTTCAAAATCTTACTGATGAATTTAATAAATTTAGACAATCAAAAATTTTTGAAGGAGAATCAACTCTTTCTGCTGCTGCACAAAAAAAATTAAAATCAATTGATAAAATAATAGATAATTGGAAAAAAAATCCAAAATTGCATAATGCTAAAGGTTTGGATATGCTCAAAAAACGAATTGATGCAGAATATCCTACTGGACTACAAGTTGGAGATGCAGGTGTAGTTGTTTCTGAAATGAGAAACATTGTTAAAAAACAACTTTTAAAAGAAGCTCCTAATTATGCAAAAGTTATGAAGGCATACGAAGAAGCAGTTACTTTAGAGAAAAAAATGCTTAAAGAATTATCAATGGGCAATAAATCTGGAGCAGGAACAATTTTAAGAAAATTACAATCAGTTATGCGAAATAATGCTAACACTAACTGGGGTAAAAGATTAGATTATGTTAAATTACTTAATGAAGCAAATTTAGATGCTAATATTTTATCTAAACTTGCAGGACATAGTTTATCATCTTGGACTCCAAGAGGATTAGCAGGTGTAACTGCAACTGGTCAAATGGGATTAGGTGGTTATGGTTTAGTTTCTGGAGCAGTTAATCCTGCTGCTTTAATTCCAACTTTATTAATGCAATCTCCAAGAGTAATGGGAGAAGCTGCTCACGCAGCAGGAAAATTTAGTAATGTAGCTAATAAAGTATTGCCTCGTGCTTCAGCAGTAGGTCGAGTAACTAGGTATCCAGGAATATTAGAACAACAAAATCAAGCATTAAAAAATAGAGGATTATTATAATGAGCAAAATATCAACATGGAGTACAACAGCAGCCAATAACAATTCTGCTGTACCTGATGGTTGGGCAGAATCAATGTTGCCTAGTGGAGTAAATAACTCTGCAAGGGAAATGATGGCTCAAATTAGAGATGTATGGAACGACAAAGAATGGTTTTTACTAGGCGATGGAGATGGAACTACAACTTTCACTTATGCTAGTGCAACCTCTGTAACCATTGCTTCTGATATTACCTCAACTTATCATGTTGGTAGAAGAGTAAAAGTTATAGGTGCAAATACTTCTGTAACTGGAATTTATGGAAAAATAGCCACTAGCTCTTACTCATCTCCTAACACGACTTTAACCTTTACTTTTGACTCTGGATCAATTTCAGCTAGTGATAGCACAGTTGATGTTTATGCAGGTAGCACTTATGTTGCTCCCTCTATCCCAGTTATTCACGATACTTCTTTAGGAACAAGTCAAATTTTACCTCCTTCGCAAGGATCAGTAAAAACTTATGTAGATGCCCAAGTAA